AGCTGGGTTAGCAGTTCGCGCATATTCCTCCGGAACAGAATCCAGCCGTTTTTGATCCAGGGCTGCAATGTCTGTATTCTCAGAAGCTTATCCACATTTGGCTTCACTTCTACCACATTCAGCGTCAAACCTTTTTTGTGGGCCTCCTTGACCAGCGAGTCCTTGAAATATTCCTGAAACTGTATGGTCTCCACGCCAAACTGCTGAAACCGCTCTCTCTCGTGATATGCGAGTATGTCCATTATAATCTTGTCGGGATGCCGTTTCTCGATATCCGCAACGGTCAGGTATATCCTTCCGTCCTTGTATTTTCCGGCCATAATCGCCGACGGGTCATGCCGCTTTGACTTCTTGCCCATAGAGGGGTCGACAACGCCCGCATATGGAAGGCCGGTAAGATCTACGTCTTCATCGTCATAAAACTGAAACCATGCCTCCTGAAAAAGACAATCTTCCGGATTGATAGGCTCATTTTGTTTTTCCGAGTCAAAATATGCGTATCCTTCCGAGGTGCGCATTTTCATCAGATAATAGTAGCTTTCCCGCTCCGGCCATAGCACCTCTGTGCCTGCGAGCATTTCTTTTTTATGCTGATTAAAAAAAGTGTCGGCCCGTTTTTCCGCCTCGTCCTTGCCGATGGTAATATCTGAAAAGATCGCCTCCCATGCGTCCCACAGCTTTGATTGCGAGAATTTCAAGACCGCTTTGAATTTTTGCCCCTTCCACCCTGGTTTTTTCAGTAGGTTGTTTAGCAGACCGTCATAATGCAGGATTGTGCCTACAACGATATAGACCGTATCCGGTTGGCCGATCTTCATTAATGCCTTGAAAAACCACTTCTCTAACTTCTTGCGCTGATCCGGCGACTCAACAGCTTCATCGTTTTCCAGGTCATCGCCTACAACCAGGTCTGGCCGTTTACTGCCGTGTCTCATGCCGCGCAGTTTCTGCCCTGCGCCTGCACCCCTGATCTTAACGCCATTTCTCGTAATAATTGTATCGGCACGCCATACAGGCCCTTCTCCGCACATATCAGGGAAGTCCTGTTTGAGCCTTTCGTTGTCCTCCAATTCTGCTTTAATGAACGAGATGAAGTCCTGTGCCTGTAATGCGGTTTCTGATACAAGCAGCGGGAAAATACGATGTTTATATGCAGTGCACCAGATAGGCAGTATGAGTGTTGTCCATGTGCTCTTTGCATTACCGCGCGGTGCGGCATCCGCCTCACGGTCACCTGTGCCGGTATCAATTGCCCTGGCGATCATTATCGGATAGCGGTTACAGAAATACTTATGCAAAGCCGATGGCGGTGTGTCGAGATAGTGGGGGAAATAGGTTTTCCCAAAAAATTCAAGGTCTGTCTTAGCTAAAACAACACGCTCTTTCTGAGCCTTTTTGTCATCAGCGAAGGGCTTCGCCTTCGACTGAATCAGCGCCCTCAGGCTCTCGATCTCCCGGTCAAATCTTTTTTCTTTAGCGGTTGCGGTCATTATTGATATTTTTCCTTTGCCCACTTTACAAATTCATCAAAGTTTTTCTCGATGGCTGCCACTGTATCCGGATCGTTCCTCGATAGCCAATCGATAAGGTCCCTCATAAAATCGACAAAGAGCGTCGCCTTGAAAGCGCCGGTTTTCGCCTTGATCTCCATGATGGCTGTTATCACTCCCTTATAGGCATGTACGTCCTGAGCATCGAGCTTGTCACCCGGGGACAGTTCATCAAAATACCGCTCATAGTTTTGTTGCAGTTTCTCCAGCCCGGAGATCGCCCTGTCTTCTGCGCCGGCAATTACATCGGCGGTTCTTTGCTGCTCCGCCTCTGCCCGCGCCGCACGATCCTTCCAGTTGTATTTGTTCATCCACTCGTAAAGTGTAGGCTTGCTAATAATGTAGCCGGTCTTTTTCAGTTCCCTGACGGCAAGTTCCATATTAAACCCTGCTTTTTTACAGGCCTGATAAGCCGCCTCGTGCGTCTCTGGAAGATAGCTTTTTTTAGCCATTCAACTCTTTCTCCGCCGTCTCTATTTCTTTCAGCAGTTTAAGGTATTCAGCCTGAAATTTTTCAAGCTCTTCCGCGATGTCGGCGACGAGCGACAGCCTTATATCCTCGGGTTTTGCAAAAGGATGTCCCGACAGAACGTCCTTTATATCTCTTACCCGGCGGTCTATCTCGGCGGCGAGCACCGTTGCCCTGTATTTCCTTGCCTGTATTTCCGACTTTAACCGGGCAATCTCACCCATGCATATCCTCCATGCGCTGTTTTTTTATTCTGTTTAACGGGCAGAACTGATTCATGTCGATTTTATCTATGGCCTCGCTCCATTTTGCCGTGTTAAGGCTTATGACGTCCTGCTGCATTTTTGTTAGCCTGTCGAACGACTCTGACAGCTTTGCGTTATTCTCATACATTTGTTTTACGGCTTCAAAACGCTTTTCGTTCTGTCTGCTGATGATGTAAGAAAAAACCCAGGGGCCGATTATTGTCGCAAAAACGATTGTGCCTATCGGCCATGTGCCCATCCGTTCAAGAAGCGTGCTTATGGCGGCAAGAGCATGCAGCGCGTCGGGTGTCATTACCGGTTCCCTTCTGAATTCTTGTATTTTTCAAATGTCCTCATGCCGCCGAGCCCAAGAAGTGCGAAGAGCACAGTAACAAGGCTCCCGGTATCCATCTCGGGAGCAGACACATTTTTATCGGCTATTTTAATAATCCACTCGAAAATAGGGCTTCCGATGAACTGCCAGCCCAGGGAAAATCCGCATACCCAACCCACAAAAGGTCTCCAGCCGGCAACAAATATTGACGGATGTTTTGCCTCTTCCAGATTGATATCCGTCTGCGCCTTTGTGAGCGCGTATTCGATCTCCAGTGCCCGCTGCTCGATCTCGGCCTTCTTTTCCGGGCTTATTTCTCCGGTGATTGCCTGGCGTATATCTTTCGCAAACTGTCCTGCGGAATTCAGCAGCCCGGAAACGCCCCCCGATAAAATATCGCTGATAACACTCATCGCAGTAATTGCCTCCAGTTGTTAATGATTATTGCTCCGTATCCGGTTGCAATGATCACTCCCGATGCGACAGACGCTGTAACATTTATCCGCGCCCCCCATACCAGGCATATGATAGCAATGCCCGTAAGCACACATTTAGCAGGCGCAAAGAGTTTCTTTTCAATGCACCACCTCATTGCCGGGTTCAGCTCTCGCCCCCCGGCTTCAATAATCTTTTTTGTTGTGATATAGTCCAGCACACTGAGCAAACATATGATTATGCAGATTATAACGATCACGATTCCCTCCCGGCCTGCCTAAAAGAATCTCAAATCTAAAATCTCAAACTGCAATTTTAAAGGCATTTCAAATTGTTTTCATCGCTGCTTCATACGCGGCCATAGCCCTGTTTGTCCACCCACGCAGATATTTGCCGTACTTCTTCGAGTCCCTTACACAGAGCCTCTCGTAAAATGCTATCCTGCGTTCCCTGTAAAGGATCGGGTCGCAGTTGTTGTAAAGAATTTTTGTCGCCGCAAGCGGCCCGGCATTGTACGCAAAATCTGCGGCCTGCAAATCGATGCCCGGAGGGAGTTTATCCGCGCCGATACGATCCCAGAATTCTTTCCTGAAAACCCGCCTGACGACATCGGCATCAACGAGCTTCACATCGTCGTTATCCGTATCGCCGTCATGGTCCAGGTCAAGTTTCAAGGCACGTATTAACCTGATGGTAACGCCCATCTGCGTGGCGCCGGCGTGGTCTACGGTATAGCCCCCTTCGGCCTTCAGAATGAATGTAAGCGTGGGTTCGAAGTTTTCTTTCATATGAGTATGCTACTATCGATTGATTGAAATGCTAAATACTGAAGCATTTCAGTTTGAAGTATTTCACTGATTTGATTTCATTGATGTGAAGAAAAGAGGCAGCACAAGGTCGTCTTCCCCTTCGGGCTGTATGCCCAGAATATTATAAATCTGCCGGCCTGTCAAGTCGTGCTGCCTTGCAAGGTCGCGTACTGCGGAGGTCTTGTCTGCTGCAGCGTCATACTGCCGGCGGATTTCGGTGTTTCTGACCTCCCTGCGCATATCGTCCAGCTTGGGTATGGATATCCATAACCCGCCAAATTCATGCGATAGACGCAGGGCGTTGTCCACGCCGATAATTTCGGCAACCCTTTTGAAATCGCCTCTAAGACGTTTTAGTATGGCATCGTCGTTCATAAGGCTTGTCCCGCGCTCCCGTTCCAGCGGCAATTGCATTTGTTCTGTGATTTTAAAAGCCCCTTGAGGGCTTCGATCACGTGGCTTGCCTCGATAGATGTCTTAATGACCGTCAGCCCGAAATACTTCATGAGCCACCGGTTGTATCCGTCCCGGGTCTTCCACACCACATCCTGTTTTAAATGCTGAACCATGAGCATTTGCTGCCTGGAGACCATCATCGTTACGTTGTCCGGCAGCTTGTCACGCCTGGGGCGAGGGGCGCACAGCCCGCATATCCTTTTCGGCTTCAGCTTGAACCCCAGCCTTTTCAGCTCGTCGATTAGTTTACCGGCCTGCTCGTAGTTCAGTTCCTTACTCGATTTGACGCCGAACCGGGCTTGAAGGAGCATCCGGTATGTCGAATCGCCCATGCCGATCTGCGAGATTGCCACATGGATAAGCTTTATCTGGACTTTATCTATTGGTTTCATGCAACTCCCTTTCAAACTCAAGATACGTTTGATTCCAGATATCTACCAGGCTTGTCTTTTGTAGCTGCGCTGCCCTTACCAGAATCATGATCCCCCGATGACGTAGGCTTTTTGTTACCTCTGCGACCTCAGAAGGCGTTACCGGCACGTAGTAGCCTTTGCCATTACTGCCGATCAATTTATGGTGTTCGTTGATCAGATGGGCAATAACTGCCCGGACGCGTGTGTAATCTATGCCTGTCCGCCGGGCGATTTCCGGGCCGAGGATTTCAGAGCCCTTGCCGGATCTGGCGGCTACAATATCCCAGATCGCCTTCTCCTCTTCCGTCAAAGGGTGTCCTTCAAAGTTCAGTTGGAGTTGCTCCGGCATTATCCTTTTCCTTTAAGACAAGGTTTTCCTGTCCGCACTTCGGGCATTTGTAATACCAATAAAATGTATCCTGGGCAAATCGCTTCATCTCTTTCCCGCATTTCCAGCAATAGTATGCATCCATCCCGTGTACCCTGTCAGGATCAGGTCTCATCTCCGCAGACTCACATTTCGGGCATATCATAGAGCATCCCCTTTCGGTGCAAACATGGCGCAGCGTTCGTTCTCCCCCCGGGTGTTTCTCGGTATCAGCCGATCAAGCAAAGTATTGAGCTGTGCTATGTAAAATCTGTCCATTGCAAAGGCGGTGTGCACATCCAGTACGGGGCACCCCCTGTCAAAGCCTTTATTGTCAAAGTGCCCGCAGTTTTCGCAGTATTCCCGCAGATAAAGCAGTTTGTCTCCAATGTCGTTAAAGTATGCCATAGATCCTCATTCCCTCCCTGGTCTCGTCAGTTTCCCGCCCTACGGGAAAGACCCGTGCAGGCCTGATTCGCAGGTCCCGCCGGGTTTCGACCTTTCTAACCTTTCAAATCACACCTGAAATCCCTCACCTCCTTTATGCCGCTTCCCTCTTTAAGTAGTCGGCTATTTTTTCCAGCTTCGGCTCTATCCTGAGTTTGTCTTCCGTCTTGAGCGACGCCCCCACCTTTGCCAGCGTTCCGGCGTCAAGCCCGGAGAGCGCCTCCTTGTCGGGCTCCTCGGTGTATCTGATATAAGCCGCGAGGTTCAACGCCTTCAGTGCCGCTATGCAAGCCGCCTTGCTCCGGATTACAACCTTTGTCACGAGACGATATGCGACAACCCCGAATGTCAGCTCCCTGCTTCTCGTCTTTAAGAATTCATCCTTGCGTATCTCGACGAATGCCGTGATCTCAGCCTCCAGCTTCTTCCTCTCCGCCTTCAGCCCTTCGGCCTTCGTGTCAAATTCCTCGCGGATCTCGTTTATCTTGAGCGTCATTTTGCCTTCCAGATCGGACAATTTAATGTCGATCTCACCCATTCTGCGCAGGGCGTTATCCACATCCTGCCAGTCCCGATACTCTTTAATTTCAATCTTTCTCGCCATATTCCCTCCTATTGTTTGTACATCACTGCCGCCGGCAGTGTGCCTTCCGGGTCTTTGTATGTTTCGCTGTCGTATCTGTGATAGTCCTTCAGCAGGATGTCCTTCGACTCATATCTGTCGATTATACGGGCATCATCATCCATAATTGTAACCACGCTTTTGTCCCTCCATATCTCCATCTCTATCTTCATCTTCCGCCCTCCACTAAAGCACTGGAAGACAGGCCCTCCGCTACGACACCGGAGGACAGGCCCTCCAGAAACTGTTTATACATCAACTGTCGTTTAAGATGACGCTCGTCATGCTCTTTTTTCATGTCCCACTGTGCAATCCCCAGGAATATTGAAAGCGCGCATATTGCAATCCAGCATATCTTCTCAAACCTATTGAGACACATATTTACACCCCCTACATCTCTTCGGCTGACGCAGGTTTCTCGTGATACAAACCGCCATATCAATCCTGTCCTGCCACCCGATACAATCCACATCACCATTGGCGTATTTCAGCCCCTTCGGCGGGTTCAGGCCGCTTGCCTGCCGGTTTAAACGGTTTGAACTGTTTAAATGATTTATTTTCTTCATATCGCCATCACCACTTCTTCCGTCACCTTGTCAAAACCCATCTCATAGGCAAGGTTCATGGCCTTGGCTGCATAGTTGTTGACGAGGAGCGGATACGCATGGCTTATTTTCTTGTTATGGCGGTCTTCCGTTGTAAGTCTCCTGCTCAATGCGGCAAAGGCTTGATCGTCAAAAATCTTTTCAATGTCTGATCCAATGCGGCGGAATTTTAGGGTCAAATAGTCCTTGATGTTGCCGTTCAAGCCCCTGATTTCTGCAACCTGAATACGCCTGATAACCTCCCTCATGTCTACGTGCTGCGCTTCGTTAAAAAAGTGTTTCAGCTCTGTCTGACCGATGAGGATGATGCCAAGGAGCTTCTTGTACCCGTCCTCCAGCTCGTAAAAGCGTTTAAGATATTTCAAGGTATTGGTGTTCAGATCGTGTGCTTCTTCAATCATCAGGCAGGACCGGTATCCCTGCTTGCTCCGTTCCATCAGGAGTTGCTGAACCTGACGTGTCTTCTGTTCGAGCTTGATCCGCGGCTTCTGATCCGATATGTCCATAATAATTGCATCGCAGATGCTTGCCGCATTGAGCCGCGTCTTATCTATAATCTGCGGGAATATAACGAGCACGTCGCCGTCCTTTTTGAGTTGCTCGATTACCTTGCGGCGCATAACGCTCTTTCCGCTGCCGACCTCGCCGATCACCGCGAGGAATCCCCCGTGCCGTGCGGCGTCGCACATGGCAGCCTCAATGTACCGGTGTTCGTCGCTCATAAAGATATCCCCATCCTTCTGGATATCATCAATAAAAGGAGTTCTGAATATTTTGAAATGTTTCATTGCTTCCTGATTAATCATCTCCACCTCCCATGAAATAATAATCTCGTCCGGGTTCCCTGTCTTAAATGCCATTTTCTTCCTGGTTGCCCAGATTCTTGCTCCCCTGCCGGCAGGATTCTGCTTCTTTAACAATTTTCCCAGGGGATCCCAGATATGTTGCAGCTTGATGCCCTTTTGAATAAGCCATTGAGTTACGTCAGGCGTTTTGGACAGATAGTCTTCAACAACAGATTTGAATTCCGGGTGTTCGAGGGGAATATATCCCCGATTGACCACAAGATTGATAGTTGTCCTGGCGAGACCGGTCAACTCCGCGATAGTGCCCTGGCCGATACCGCAATCGATCAACAGCTCTT